ATGAGTGTGATCACCAGTTCCATGATCAGTTTGACTGGACTGATTAAAACTGTCATTCACTGTCGTAGACGTTTCTCCATTCCAATTACATATAAATTTTGCACTACCGCTCACAACATACTGAGTACCGACAGTGCCTTCTGAACTGTGTTGAATCTGATCTGCTACTATCTTACCGTATGCCATTATGCTATGAACCTTCCTGCAAAGAATGAATAATTACCTGCAGGATTTACAAATGCATTATTTCCAGAGCCAGACAATCCATAAATTGACACATAATCACCTGCTTCTAATTCTTCATATATTTTCATGCTACCTATTTCATAGTCACTATTAGTGGTATCTGAAGTATCAAGTCTTAATTGCTTACCCAGATCAGATCCATTTTTATAAAAATTAAATCTGTAAACATCACTAGCATTACCTGTTATAAAATACATGTAAAACTCGTATATCCCAGCTATTGGAGCTGTAAATCTACCAGTACTAGTATTAAAATGATTACCTCTATTTACGCGAACACTATTAAAAAACGATGTTATTTCTGTAGCACTGGTTGTTAATGTAAAATCTTGTCCGCCACCACCACTGCTTCCAGTTGCATCGATATGAAATACTGCCGCATCAGGCATTAGTAATTGACCACCTAAACTCTGTAATCTTGCTGCGGTCATGCGAGGTCTCCGTGTATCGCAATACAAGCTTGTGATACATCAAATGTGCCACCACCACCACTTGTATTTGAAACATATAACGTATGAATAGTCCAATTTGAAGTCGTTCCTAAATGAGAACCTGGTGTAAATAATACTCCGCATTGGTCAGCAGCACCTGCTGGCGTGGCAGCTGTGTTATTTGACAAACCTCCACCCCATGCATAATTAGCATTACCCATATTATTTGTAAAATTATGAGTCGCTTTCGAAACTTCAAGATCAGTTATCGAAGAAATATTAAATGAATCTTTTGATGCTGTAGTACCAATTTGATGATAATGATTCCACGCCTTCGCCGCATTCTGCTTAGTCAGCGTGACTGGACCACCTGATGATGTCTCTACTGTATTTGCGTGTAATGTACTCATACTACACTCCAATATCCATTTACAGTTATTGTAACACCACTATCAACTGAAACCGGACCAGCAGACATTGCTCGATCTGCTGAATCAATCGTATGACTAGAAGAAACGTTATCGTTGTTTACTCTAAATACATCTTTTTCAAAACCAACTAATGCTAACGTACTGGCAGAATCAACTCCTCCACCTCCTCCGCCACCACTGGCACCTGTGGCTCCAGTAACATTTCTTGGACGTCCATTAGCTCTAAAATTAGCTGCAATAAATCTTGCTTTTGATTCTGCCATTTATACCAACTTAAAATAATTAAATCTAAACGATGCTGCAAATGTAATAAAAGTCTGACCGTCTGCAGTTGACTCAAATTGAATATCACCAAGTGCAGTAGGTATACAATCTATATATCTGACTTGTTTTGTCTGGTTATTATGACTTGATAAAATTGATAATGATATATCTGCATATGTCGGAGTATTAGTATCGGTTGCTGTATTACCTCTACCGCTACCTTGTCCTATATTATTATTTACCAAACGAAGAATCCAATTATACATTTCAGAATAACCTTGCAAGTTTTCATCTAATATAATATTTGTAGATAATTCATTAAATGTAAGTGATTCACCAGGTATTGGTACACCAGCAAGTCTAGGTATACCTAGTTCAACTGGATTTAAAATCATACCAGGATGTGTAATACTTTGACAAAAAAATTCTAAATTAGGATAATTACGCCTATCAATAACCAGTTTAAAACTGGTGGGTTGTAGGTAATTAAAATTTTCAGTTAAGGTCGCCATGTTTCTATTTATATAAAAAATATGAAAAAAGAGGCAGCCGAAGCTGCCTCAGTTTATTATTTTTATTATCGTTATTATGCGAGGATGTTATCAACGCGGAAGATACGATAGTACTGGTTAGTACGTGCAGAAGCCAGACCGTTTGATGGAGAAGCTCCGACGAATGGGTTTGAAACCATACCGTAACGAGTCTTGAATCCAATTTTTGGCTGGAATGTGTTCTCACCTACTGCACGAACCATTGTTAGTGGTACGTATGGGCAATAGAAGAGACCTGCATCGTATGGGTTTGTTCCCTTATAGCCAACGTTGACATAATCGGTTGTTGCATACGGATCAATGTAAACCCGTGTACGACCGTTAAGTACACCAGCAAAGGTATTACCTGTATCATCAACATTTAGTGTTGTTGACATTGCAGGTGTGTAGTCAAGCATACCAGAGGATGACAGAGCAGAAGCAACATCTGATGAACAGATGATAAAGTTACCTTTACCCCGACGTGTTTCTTTGGCAATTACGTTTGACTCACGCTCGATCTGTACGATCAAGCCTTTAAATTTCTCAACTGACCACCGGCCATCAGCATCTGATGTCAGGTTAAACACACCGTTAATAGCAGTGTTTGCAGTTAGAGCACCAATCTTGGCTTGTGAGTTAACCGTACGAACAACTTCGCGGTTAATTTCAGCCATGATTTCGGTTGACAGAATGTTAGCCAACTCTGTTTCAGCATCCAAGCCATGAATAGCTTTAAGATCCTGAGCCAGTTCCAGCGAATACTCGGCTTTCAGCGCACGGCTCTTGGCTGTGACTGTAGCTTTTTCAATGGTGAAACCCATTTCTGCAAAGTCTTCTCCAGAACCATCACCCAAGGCCTCTGCCTCTTCTGTTGTATATGGATCGCCTTTGTATGGATCAACTGCAGAGTCAGCAATTGTTGCATCTCCGTCAGTATCGGATACACCAGTCAGACCTGATGGACCTGCTGCACCATTTCCAGTTGTTGCTGAATCACCTGAGTAACCAACTGCGGCTTCGTTGAAGAGAGCCTCATCACCGGCAGATACACCAGCTTTGGTTGTTTCGAAGGTTGACTTCATTGCAAAGATCAAACCTGTTGGACCAGACATTGGCTGAACACCACACATGTCATAAGCCATAAGGTTTGGCATTGCACGACGTACAAGTGCAATCAGTACTGGATTCCAGTTCTGAACGTTACCACTTGCAACAGAGTTAGTTGGAGCAGCTTCGGTAAGCATTGCTTCTTCCCGGAAGGCAATCTCCTGGTTTTCCAGAATTGCTGCAGTAACAGCTTTTCTGTGATGATCTTTAATAGTGCCCGCTGACTCTTCGTTCAGTACCGGTGCCCATTTTTCGATCAACTTATCGTAAGATACAGTTTGCATTTTTTGGACTCCCAAAATTATTTGTTAGTTTTTTGGATTGCTGTTAGATACTGAGCCATTGTATCAGAAGCAACAACCGGTGTTTCATCACCATCGTTTTCTTCTTCAATGTCAGCAGACTCAGTTACTTTTTTGGTAAAGTATGATTCTTTGACTGTGGCAACCTTTTTAGCAAAAGTCTCCTCATCTTCAAATTCTACATCTTCAACCAAATCTTTGAGTTTTTCCACTTGTGTTTCAGCAAGATCATCTGAAGCTTCACGAATAATCTTTTCACGTGATAGTACTTCTACCTTCTCTTGCATTTCAAGTGACTTGGCAATTGCAGTATTGTGTGCCTCTTCGAGTTCTTCAATTTCTGCAGCCAATTCGTCAACTAGGTCAACCTTTGATTCTGGAACCTCAATGTATGATTCAGTAAACAGATCCTTAAGACTGTTCATGAACTTTTCTGCGATTTCAGTACGAAGGCCAGTTTGGACGGCAAGTTTATTTTCTTCCATCCAATTCTCAACTACGTAGTTAAGATAGCTGTCGACTTTTTCAACAAGTTCAGCTTCAGTAGTAGCAACTTCTTCAGCCAGTTCCTCGTTGTATTTTTCTTCAAGACGGTCGATCTCTTCTGACAGCTTTGATTTAATTGCTGCCTCAAAGATAACCTCTGCCTTTTCTTTGAACTCTTCGGACAATGTAGCTTCTTCAGCGACCAATGCATTTAGGTCATCTTTGAAGTCTGCCTTATATTCAAGTTCAGGTTCTTCTGCAATTGTTTCACCATCGAATGTATCTGCATCTGTACCCTGCATTAGAGTTGACAGAACACCAGAAAGCTTTTCTTTTGGCATACCTTGCATTGCACCAACCGCAGCCGACATCATGGCAGCCTTGGTCTTTGGCATTGGATCTTGTTTTGTGTTATCACCTTTACGTGCAGGTGCACGCTTGACTCCATCATCAGCTTTGGCTACAGCCGCTACTGATTGAGCCTCAGCATTTTTTGGATCGTGAGCCATTGCTTCTTCCACGACATCGTTGTCATCGTCATGGAGTTCAATGTCCTGATCTTCAATTTGATCTTCAGTCATTATTGACTCCTTTATTTAGATTTGAGCAACGAGAGGAAATTTTTGAACTCACGAACCTCTGTTTCATACAGATTTGCACGCGGAGCTTTTTTAATTTCAGTCTCTATCTTTTCAATTGCCTGAGCCTCTATGATACCGTTGTTCCATACCCATTCAACACCTTCC